TATTCCCAGTTCTTCCCCTCGTTGTCGGTTCGCTGGGCAAGAACTGGGAATACCAGATCCGCTACGTCAAGTCCGGCGAAGCAGAGACCGTGTTCCTCGAGGGTATCTTCCTCAACACTGAGGCAGATCACCAGTTCGCAGCAGACGGCGCATCGACCATCAGCCTGACCCTAAAGGGTGCAGGTGCAGTCACCGAAAACCTGGAGCCTCGCCCCCTCGAGGCGTAATCCAAACAAAAGGAAAACAAGCTCATGACCTCCACCAAAATGGGCGTGGTTTCGATGAAGAATGGCGACGTTGAGATCAAGCTAGAAGCTGGTTTCAACGCCGCTGTTAAGATCCACGCGGTATTCAAGAAGGACATTTTCATCTGGATTCAGGAGAAGATGACCGACGAAGATGGTATGCCCAGCCGCATGGGTATCACAGAGATGTTCTTCAATCTCCAGACCGCGGACAGCAACCTGTCCATGGAAGAGGTGTGGGACAATTTCACTGGCAGCATCGACCTGTTTACCGATGAGACTCACATGACTAAGGTCATGGAAACTCTGGGTGAGATCTGTGGCAAGAAGTTCCAGGACATGATTGCCGAGATCCCCGAAGGCGAAGACGCTGTCGAGGACGAAAAAAAAGTCCAGTCAGCCTAACGCATGAGCTGATGTTCATGAATGTGGTCGGAAACTGGGAATTGCCACTTTCCGACCTATATTCCATGAACCTACACGAATACTACCTCCTTTCTTACACCAAGGCTTGGACCAACCACCTGCAGGAACAAGCCCAAAAGCGAGCAACCCGTAACTCTGGTTCGGGATCCGCTCCAGATACTTCCGGTGAGATCACCAGTATCGACCGCCTCAGGGCTCTCCGACAGAACCAGAACGTCCAAGCAATGATGGGGTAAGCCATGGCTCAGATTGACATTCCAGTAAATGCCCAGACTAGGGCGGCACTCGCCGGCATCCGCAGCATGGCGAGCGCCGTTACTCAGCTTTCCAACCAGATTGCTCGTCTGACCACCCAGTTGAACAACAGTTCTGGTGCAAGCAACCGCGCTGGTGCTTCCGCTAATCGTGCGGGTCAACAGGCTCGCGGTGCAGCAAGTGGCTTTGCAGCGGCAAGTTCCGCAATCTCCAAGTTCAACTCTGGTATGGGTGGACTCAAGGGAGCAATCGCTGCGGTAGGTATCGTCGGACTTGGTAAGGACATTGTTCAGACTGCAACGACCATGAACGGTCTCCGACAGTCACTGAACGCCATTACCGGGTCAGCAGCGGCCGGCGGAGCAAGTCTGGCAACACTGAGCAAGATCAGTAATGAAGTTGGTTTCCGCACGCTGGATCTTGGCAAAGCATACGTTCAGTTGACGGCTGCAACCCAGGGCACCACGCTCCAGGGTCAGGCAACGACCACGATGTTCACCAATCTGGCAAAGGCTACCGCTCTTTACGGTGGTTCGACTGATGACCTCCAGGGCGCGCTGACGGCTGTTCAGCAGATCACGTCCAAGGGCCAGGTTCAGATGGAAGAGCTCAAGGGTCAGCTGGGTGAACGTCTCCCCGGCGCTTTGCGAATCCTGGCTGATGGTCTTGGTATCACAACCACTGAACTGAACAAGATGGTCAGCGACGGTAAGCTGGGTGCAACCGAGTTCTACAAGGCGTTCGACAAGGGCCTGAGTCAAAAGCTACCCAAGGACATTCAGGCTGCTGGTGCTGAATTTGCACGTTTCCAGAACACACTCGACCAGGTAAAGGTGGACTTTGCTAACTCTGGTTTCCTCGATGGTCTGATCCAGGGTATGCGTGCGCTGAGTGCGGAGTTGAAGAAGCCCGAAGTTCAGGCAGGCATCAAGCAGTTGGGCAAGGACATTGGTGATATGATCGTCTTCATCACCAAGAATTACGAATCCATGAAGTTCTGGTTGTCAATCCTCGCTGGCTTGGTCATCATCGGAAAGGTCGCCGGTTGGATTGTCGCACTTTCTGGAGCAATAACTGCTCTTACCGGTCCCGCAATAAAGGCCGGCGCGGCAATTCGTGCATTCGGCTCCGCACTGGCAGCGATTGCAGCTAACCCAATCGCTCTGATTGGTGCTGCAATCGCAGTCTTGATCCTGGGACTGGCCGCCCTCAAGAAGGCGTTCGACACCGTTCGCCAGACTGGTCGCGAATACTCCAACGAGGCAAAGGTCAATAAGCAGATCCAGGATTCGCTGACTAACTCGCTTCGCACTCAGACTGCAACCACTGCCGATGCCGCAAACAAGAACGTGGCACTCGCTCGCAGCTATATCGCCCGTCAGCAGGCAGCACTTGCAGCGGCTAAGGGTGAACTTGCTCTGGCACAGGCCCAGCTTTCCACTTTCGGCGGTCGTGTCAAGGACTTCTTTACTGGTGGTGTTGCCAGCAACCAGGTAAAGCAGAACCAGGAAGCTATCAAGCAACTCCAGGCAAACATCGCCGAAGGTCAGCGCGTTGTCAAGGAGAACGAAGCAGCGGCGAAGGCTCTCGCAGCGGCGGCAAATCCAGTTGGTTTGGTTAACCCGGACTCATTGGGTGGCAAAGACACCAAGCCAACGAAGTCCGATGCAGAACGTGAAGCAGAGCAGCAGGCAAAGCGTTACAAGGAAGCTCTCGAGGAACTCCGCGATAGCATCGTCAAGGCAGGTCTCTCGGATCGTGATGCTGCGGCATTTACGGCTATCCGTTCGGCTGGTCTGAAGACCGCTCTCAATGCTACGGACGCCCAGACCAAGGCTGTTCGTGAACTTGCGTATGCTCAGTTTGATGCCGAGAAGAAGCGCGATGACATGAAGCAGGCAGTCGAGGATGAGATCCAGGCAACAGGTGACCTCGTCCGTGCTCAGCAGGATCTAGCTGCCGTCAACAAGCAGGGTATCGCAGGTACCCAGGCTCTGATTGAGAACGCTCGTCGCGAATACGACGAGAAGGTCCGTCTCCTGGACAAGTTGAGCCTCGAGGAAGATCAGCGCAAGCGTCTCCTGGATCTCTATGCACAGACTCGCGACGTGCAGATCAACACCGCACAAGCGGAGCAGGATCGTTACGTTTCCGATACTCGTACCGATCTCACCCGTGATGCGGAAGACAACGCCCTGAACCGCAAGGGTCTGGGCGGTGCTGCAAAGATGCGTCCCGAGGAACTGGAACTGGAGCGTCAGAACATCGCAATCGAGCGTGCTCGTGCTGATGCACTCAAGGAACTTGGTGAGAACCTGGATACCAACTCCGCCGAGTATATTGAACTGGCGCAGCGCATCAATGAGAACGCAGACGAGCAGAAGCAGTTCCTGGCCGATCAGCTCAAGGAGAACAAGAGTGTTGAGCAGTTCAAGGAACTGAGCAGCTTCTTCACCGATATGTTCACCAAGCCCAAGGAAGCGATGCGTGACTTCTTCACCCAGTTGCTGACTCAGATGCTCCAGACCATTGCTTATTCGGCAATCATGGGCAAGAGCATGGGCGACAGCTTTGGTGCCCTGTTTGGCAAGGGTGATGGCGTTGCTGGTGGCATCCTGGGTAGCTTGTTTGGTGGAAAGGCAGGCGGCGCTGGTGCTGGAGGCTTCCTCAAGAAGATCTTCGGTGGCTTCTTTGCTAATGGCGGTGATCTCCCACGTAACAAGTTCAGTGTTGTTGGTGAAAAGGGTCCAGAGCTCGTTTACAACAAGGGTGCAAACCGCGTGATCCCCAATAACAAGGCATTTGGTAACTCTGGTGGTGGTTCTTCGTTCTCGATGGGCGACACTCACATTGTGGTAAACAATGCAGCGGGCATGGATGCAAACCAGCTTTCCATCCACGTGGCAAAGCAGCAGGAGCGCACCATGCGTAACCTGATCCAGCAGGAAATCAAGAGGAGCAAGTAATGGCAACTCCACTACCAATGAGCGGCAAGCTGGAACTTCCAATCCAGTGGTCGGGAACGGCGATGAAGAAGACCCAGCAAACGGGTGGTTACTCGGTTGAGACCATCCAGGGTTTGAATCCATATGTGGAGACGACTACGCTTACGTGGCGTCTCCCAATGGACAAGATGGGTGAACTCATCAGGGGTTTCAAAGCAGACAAGTGGTTGGGTATGTATTCCTACACCTGTCCCATCATGGGACCAGTAGTCATCCGCCCCACATCCAACTACAGCTACGTCGAAGACATCAGTCGTGGTCAGTGGCAGGTGAGTGTGGACTTCAGGAGGATCTCGTAATGCTCAACGGCAAGATCAACGACACGACCAGCTATTTTGGTCTTGTTGAGTTTCTGAGTATCGACCTCACTCGCTTTGGTGACCAGGTCTATCGTTTCGTCAATACTCCGGCAGATGTTCCTGGTGAGAACCCCGATGACAAACTGGTTACTTGGGGCGGATACACCTGGAAACCACTTCCATTCGAGTCATCGGGTTGGAAGAGGGGTGGCGACAAACCAGAACGTCCCAAGCTCAACCTCCCGGACTATCAGGGTCTGATGTATGTTACCCTGAAGAACAACCGCTATGGTGTTGGTGCTCCGGTAAATCGCTACCAAGTCATGGATCCTACTCTCGGCCTGGCTGCACCCTACACCGTTGAATCATACCAGCTTGCCAGTTTCAGTGCAACTGGTCTAGAAGTCAGCTTGGAACTGGCAACCGCAATGGATCTCACCAATGCACAGTTCCTGGGCTTTAAGATGACGCGCAAGTTCTACCCAGGACTTGGCTCCAACCTACTCCGCTAAGTTAGTGTATGAATATCGTTCCAGACTCCACATGGGACGCTATCCAGCCTTACTTTGCTGAGCGGTATCCCGAGGAAGCCGTTGCTGTTGTTTGGCAGGACGGCTCCTGGGATCCAATCCCCAACATCCACGACAATCCACAAGGTAGTTTCCGCGTCTCGGACGAATGGCGACTTGATCTGGTGGAACGAAGTGATGAGGTGTTGGTTCTTCTCCACACCCACCCCAATGGTAGCCCTCATCCCAGCGACCGAGACTCCCAGAGCCAGATCAATTATGGATTTGCTTGGGGTATCAGTGTCGTCCAGGGCAACCCAGCAAGCGAAGAGGTTTACGGCGTTCTACCACCAGAATGCTGGGGTGATACCGTCCCAATGAGCCCCTTAGAGGGCCGTGAGATGCTTTGGGTAGTCAGGGACTGTTTCACGCTTATGCGCGATTACCACCGCTCTGTGGGCGTCCTATACCCTAATCCACCACGCATCGAAGACCCCACCATTGAGGGTGCTCCACATTGGGCGGCTGATCAGATCCGACACTGGATGAGAAAGCTGGGCTTTGTTCAGGTCTCCCGTGAGGATCGCAAACCAGGCGACAGCTTTACCCAGTGCTGGGGAACACGAGGAAGCTGGGAACACGACCACTGTGGTATCTACATGGGCGAGGGTAAATATCTACACCAATGGAATGCGCCGCGTCGCAGTCAAATCTACCTGCCACCCAGTGAAAAAGCGTGGATTGAACAAAAGGCCACGGAGTTCTGGCGTTTTAAGGGAGTTTCATAATGATTACGGTAAAATGCTACGGCGCTCTCAAAGATGCGCTTCCAAGGGGACACAAGGGCGGTATCAAGATCCACGCCACTACGATGGCAGAGGTTCGCGCTGCACTCGAACAATATCTGCCCTTTAGGCAACTTCTGGACCAGCATCCCAGCGAGATCCGCTTTGGTAAGACGCTGAAGACCAGTAAGACCATTCCAGGTATCTTTGCAGCCGAAGTTATGGCAAAGGGCGAGGTCGATGGAGAGTTCACTCTCCACATCGTGCCAGGAACGGGCTCGGGTGATGAAATCACCACGGCCATGATCGTCACCGCTCTGGTGTCCGCTGCTATTTCGGTTGGTGTCACGCTTCTCATGAGCTTGCTGTTCCCACCGCCCGAGACTGGTAACGATGGTCGCAAGAGCGCACTCTACCAGAACGGTCTTACTACCCAAAAGGAGGGTGTCCCACTTTCCTACATTGCCGGTGAGGAAGTCCTGTGTGGTATCAACATCATCGAAGCAGACGTGGACGTTGTCCAAAGTGGTGGCCTCGCAACCCGCATCCAGTATGGTCCAAATGGTGGCGGTGGTGGAACCGCAAATATCAGTCCTGGCTACAACAAGATCCTCAACTGGCTGGGTGGTGACAAGTCCGGCGGTGGAAAGCAGATTGCCAACAACTCCTTCAGTGAAGCAACAATCTCCATCCTGGGCGCACTTGGTGCGGGTGAGATTGGTGGCATCCTGGGTGTTGGTTCTCTGGAAAAGGGCAAGAACATCTACCTCAACGAGGTTCCACTTGTTGGTGCCGGTGGTGGTTACAACTACCAGGGTGTTGTCTGGGAGGAACGTCCAGGTGTAGCAGGACAGTCCATTGTTGGTCTGACCAAGGGCATTGGCAGCAACTACGATGCCAACGTGGAGATCAAGTATAAGAACGCATCCGGTACTCGCCAGGAGTACCCATTTGTTGTCACCGGTGCTGGTATTGACTTTGTCAAGCTACGCTTTGATCTTGTGCTGGTAAAGCAGGACAAAAAGGGCAACCAGAGCAACACCAGTGTTGCAATCTCGGTGGACACCCGTCGAGTTGGTGAGGGCACTTGGGTCAACAACCAGGTTGCCACTTTCACTGGTAAGTCGAGTGAACCATTCCAGCGTCAGCTGATGGTGGTTGCTCCTCCCGTTGGTGCTGATCCTGATGCACGTTGGGAGTTCCGCATCACTCGCGTAACTGATGACAGTAATGACGACAAACTCAACAACCAGACCAAGTTCAACGGCTGGGTGGAAATTGAGACCACCGATATGCCTTACGACGGTTCGGACGGTGGCGAAGCAACTGCTCTCATTGGTCTCCAGATTGATCTTGCTCAGTTTGACCAGAACAACAAGCCAGAAGTCGCGGTTGTTTGTGCGGGCACCAAGGTCCGTGTTCCTTCCAACTACGTCAACGGTCACTATCCAAATAATGGTAGCATCTGGGATGGTAGCTGGGCTTACCAGGTTACCAGTAATCCAGTATGGCACTGGTTTGAACTGGCTACTCGTGTTGGTGTGGGTGTGGGTGTGCCCGAGACTTACTTCAACAAATTCTCGGTGGATGCCGCTGCCCGCTATTGTGACCAGATGGTGAATTACACCATCCAGGGTGTCCAGTATTCGCGTCGTCGTCACACTCTGAACAAGCAGTTCACCGACTCTGGCAAGGGCTGGGAAAAGCTGCGCGAGTTGGCACAGAGCTTCCGTGCTGTTCCCTACTGGGATGGTTCGGCTGTGATCTTGGTTCAGGATCGCCCAACTGCTCAGAACGAGGAAGATGCAATCACGCTCCGCATCAACAACAGTCAGGTTGTCGATGGTCAGTTCGTCTATTCTCCAACGGCGGCGGAGAATCGCATCAACCGCGTTGAAGTCGAGTGGGACAATCCCAAGGACTTCTGGCGTGTTGCAATCGCAGAGTACCAGGACGACGCAGACATCGAAGTAAACAAGAACCAGACCTACAGCGATGGCGGTGTGCTCGTTCAGCGCGTGAGCAAGGTCGGATGCACCAACGAGGCGGAAGCCTATATGTTTGGCCGTGAACTGGTAATCAACTCCCTCTACGAGGACGAGACCGTCAACTGGACGATGCCCATTACTGGTGTATCGGTCATGCCTGGTGACATCGTTGCTATCGACGACTGGAACATCACTGGTCGCAAGCCGGTTGGTCGCATTACTTCCTACACTGGTGGCCGAAACTACTTCGATGGCGAGGGTCTCGATGTAAAGGGTGGTACTCGTTATGTTGTCCACTTCACTAGAGCGGACGGAACTCCGGGTAGGGTAAATTATACTCCGCCCGCAGATGGAAAGATGACTTACTTTCCATCTACCGCTGCAATGATTGACACTCCGGTGAGTATCTTCCAGGAAACTGGTGGTATTCGCCCCACTTTGTGGAAGGTGCTATCAATTCAGGAAAAGGGTCCTGGCGAGTTTGAGATCCAGGCGCAGAAGTTCGTGTTCTCCAAGTATGCACTACTGGATCAGAATATCCCGATCCCGGTTACGGAGTGGACTGACAAAAACAAGAACGTCCCGGCACCAACCAACTTCAAGGGCAAGAGCATCAGCTACCAGGATGACCTGCGTGGCACGCATCACGACATTGAATTGTCCTGGAGCGCAGTCAATGACGCAGCTCTACTTCAGGGTTATTTGCTTGAAGTACTCGCACCTGGTGAGAGCGTGTGGCGTGAACTGTATCGCGGTGGTAACACCGTGTTCACGATGCGCGATGTCTCGGAGGGCGTCTACCTGTTCACGCTTAAGAGTGTAAATACCCTTGGCAAGACCAGCGAGCCAGTTCCCCTTCAGTTCCAGTTCGGACAGGATTCGACTGTGGACGGTCTATTCCCACCCGTCTTTGTTGGCGTAAACAACTCTTAAGGAGCCTCCATGTCGAACACCGATTTCAGCGGCAAGGACCTAATCGTCCGCTTTGACGAGGACCAGCGCAACACGGGTGTCAAGGGCTACCGTTTGCGCTACGTTCTGAAGAGCGGAGAGATCATTCACGACGTCGCACAGGAAAGCTATCAGCTTGAGGATACCGATGGTATTCGCAGCTACTACGACACGCTGACCTACGAAGAGAACGTCAGCAAGGGCAAGACTCGCAATGTAGACATCTACATGAGCACTTGGTTTGCTAGTGGTCTCCGTTCCGGCGAAGCAAAGATCCAGGTCAAGAACCCTGCTCCCGCACTTCCTGCAGTCAACTACGGTCTTGGTGACACCTTTCTCACCATTAACCTCACGGTTCCCGATGACACGGACTTTGCAGGCTTCCTGGTGTGGGCAAGTGAAGCACCAAACCAGACTTATGGCCAGGTAAACGAGAACTATCGCATGATGGGTCCCGGTCCCAGCTTTACGCTGGCCGGACTCACTCCCGATACTCGTTATTACATTGGTTACGCGGCTTACGACGCTTTTGGTATCGATGAACTGAACACTGGTTATGTGGAACTGTCCACTTTGAGCCAGGACAGCAACGTCCTTCCACTCATCGAGGCACAGATTGAGGAACTGAGCGACGGTATCGGTGATCTAATCATCCACTACGCAACCGCCAATGACAAGGTGGCACGCGCATTCCACGATGACGCGATCGCAGTAACCAACACTCTTAACCAGAAAATCGACGATCAGGGCGTGAACTTCGCCGAGCAGATCAACGGTATCTCCAGTTCCTTCCAGGACCAGCTAGAGGACACCGAGAACGCGCTTGAGAACAAGATCAACGCCGCTGTTCAGAATGAGAGCACTGTCACCACTTCCAAGCTGGAAGCACTGGCCAAGACAGTTGAACTTATGGGCGCTGACGTAAACGGCAACCGCGCAGCAATCGTCGCCGAATCGCAGACTCGCGCCAAGGCAGATGAAGCAGCAGCTAATTCACGCCAGGAACTACAGGCGTCGTTTGGTGGACTGGACGGAAAGCTGAACAGCCTGACTGGTGATGTTCGCAAGACTGAAGCCAGCATTGTCGCCATTCAGGACGTGATCGCCAACAGCGATAGCGCAAGCACCACGTTTGTCCAGCAACAGTTGAGCAAGTTCAACCAGGACAACGCTACTAACTTGGCAAATGGCCTGTCCGACACCAAGCTGGAAGTCACTGCCCTCATCCAAACCACGCAGAAGACTCTAGCAGATGCCACAAAGGCGGTTGCTGATCGTGTGGAAGTTGTGAACGCAACTTATGACAACGGCTTGCGACAGATGGAAGCTCGCATTTCTTCCGTTAGTCAGACTCTCGCGGATTCTACTGGTGCCCTCAGCCGTCAGATTGATGCGGTGAAGGCAAGCATTGGTCCGGATTACGATGACTCCAGTATTCAGGCTGCTATCGTTCAGCTTCGCGAAGCACAAGTAAATGGTGACCGCGCAATCGCTACTGATGTCAGCCAGATCAAGGCTCGATTGGACAATAACAATGGCGCCTCCATTGAACAGCGTTTTGAGGCAATCGCCAATCTGAACGGTGCGATCACCGCGGCCTGGACA